GGTAAAACTATACCGTGGTTCACGTGATTAAACATAATAAATTCCTCATTTCTTTACATATTATAACACGGTTAGAATGCCCTGTCAACCATTATTTTGCATTTATTTTAACTTTTTTATCCCATGCCTCATCAAACCCATCAGATCTGTAGACACCATCGGTATTTCCCCATAATCTGTTAAAATATGAATCAGCACATCCTAGTGCCGTTTTTTGATCTACATTCAGATGGCCTTTAACCATCCAGAAGAGACGATATGCTTCCTTGATGGTTGCTTCGGTGGGTGGTGTATCGTTCATAAATTGGACTCACTGTAACTGATTGTTTCGGTACTGTGATGTCAGTGTGTATCTTCTTTAGTCTAACCGCCGCATTTAACCAGAGCCGTTCCGGAAATAATAGTACCAGCATCGGCTGAGTCTCCTATCCGAGCAACAGGGCGACCAAATGCCTTAACAAATAATGAGCCCGCATTTACAGTTGCCGCATGAGGTATGCAAACCTTTCCAGCTTTAATGGTGTGTGGTGCAATTAAATCACCTGGGCATGACACAGGCTCACCTCCTGCAAAAACTGCGGTTTGAAATGCTCCAGCGATTGTTGCCGTAGCACTACAAAGGTGCCCGGTTGCTATTTTATCTACTGGCCATCTTGCTACTGGTCTCATGGTCGTGTATTATCCAATTCTGTTGGGTCTATGCCGGTATTAGCCAAGAAATCTTTAAGATCAGATGTTGATGTAAATGTATTACTTGTGTCAATTGGTGCGTTGGTATTTGCATATTCATTAAGCAAAGCATCATCAGTTGGTGGCATAGATTCGTCAAGGCTATTTATGAAATCGGGAAGTGCATTTTCTACATTCCACACGTAATTTTGAGAATAGGTTGAGCCGACTGATGTTGTCGTTGGAGAACCATCATCAAGATATTCATATGATAAGGTAAACGAATATGAACCACTCACCTCTTCTGGAGACGGTGTAGTCCAGGAACTCAAAATGTAATCTGTTTTATTTGGTAAAGCCGAGAACTCACTAGGTGTTAAACTAGTAACTGTTTCACTTTCATAGCCAGTAGGATACTGAGTGACAATATATGCTTCACCAGGAAAGATCGTATATGCCGGATCCCTTGTTATCCATACCTCATTATTACTTATTGCTGTAGCAGAAACCCAGTCTGGTTTGCTGTCTACTGTAATGCCAAGATAGTCTGTAGCATCTGTCTGTGTGAAAGACACCACATACGAAAAGTCTTGATTCCCAAATATTTCTGGAAATTCAGTGAGTGGATCCGGATCTCCCAGATCCACTACTGTATAGTTATTACCACCTGCAATTACATAATCTACCATATTATCCTCACATACGGACTGGTTCTACCAGCCTAAGATTTCTACTTTCGTTTTCCTTTGCAATTATATATTCCTTTACAAGACCTGAGCGGACGATGTCAGCAGTCTTAAAATTTACCACCTTAAATGATGGAATTTTTCTAAGTACTTTAATGAAATCAACCAGACCAGAGAACTCAGCTCTATTTCTGGATGTCGCCAAATCATCTTGTGCAGTGTCTCCGCAGAAAATAATTTTTGATGATTCACCAACTCGAGTAATAATTGAATCAAGCTCGTGATATGTCATAGACTGACATTCATCTACTACTATAATTGCGTTGTCGAATGTAAGACCTCGTACGAATGACGATGTCATAAATTCAATAAGTTGTTTTGATTTTAAAACTTCCCAGGCATCTCCCCTCCCAAAGAGATTGTTTACAATATCCACATATGGAGCCGTAAATACAGCTTCCTTTTGTGCTTTCGAACCAGGCATAAAACCTTGTTCTCTAGTTTGTACTGCCGATCTGATTACAATAACTTTATCATATTCAGGTAGCTCTAGTACATCCGATAGTGCTAAATATAAAGCACACATTGTCTTTCCCGTTCCAGCAGAACCTATAGCAGCCACATTATTATCTTCATCATATAAATCAAATAGAGTTTCTTGCGTTTCAGTCATAGGTTCAATTTCTCGCATGAGCATTTGTTGCCTATTTTGGTTCTGATTCGCTTTACGTTGCTGTTTTTTTGAAAGACGACGTTGCGTTGATGCCATATTGGACTCTCCTTAATGCATGATTGAATCACCAATCATTGATTGTGTTTTTAATTGAACGCGAACCGGGATGGTGCGACTTAATATTCTTTAAAACATCACGAAAACCACTGTCGGGTTTACCAACAGTGAGACCGCCGCCTGCATCCACTGATGGCGGCTTTAAAAGGATTTGAGACATGTGGGGGTTGTTTTTGAGGTATTCCTCTCGCTCTCCCATCGAAAGGAAGAGTTCTATAATTTCATCAGTTTCATTATCTTTAAAGTTATACGTAGGCATTCATTCTCCTGAGTTAAAAAAAGAGGCAGCCCTTTTGAACAGGCCACCTCTTGAACATAATAAAATTAACCTGTTGAATGTATTTATACATCAACCGACGATATGATTATAAATTTCTTTCCAATTTTGTACACGAAGTGCTTCACCGGAATAACCTGAGTTATGTTGATGAGCCATGAGGATACCTTGTAGACCGAAGTTAATTCCACAATCTACATTTTGGATTTTATCCTCTACCCAATAACAGCCGGTACCTTCGTACCGCATGAGCTCATCGTCCTTATCGGCACCCGTGTCGAGATATATGTATTTTTCAAATACGGTATCACCGAACAGCTCACGGAGATTCTTGGTCCGTAAGTGTTGGGCATATTGATCATTACTAAGACTAGTAATGGCATGGAAAATAAATCCATGATCCTCGTGAAGCTTTTTAATATATTTAATAGCATCACGTAGGGGTGGTAATTTACGAATAGTAGCACTTTCGTTGAACATTCGGATCAAACGCTTGACCTCAACTGCCGGCATATTATATGCAATGTCCATTTCGTAGGCGCCTTCAACTTCTTTTACGTAGTTGTGTCGCTTCATCCATGCATCAAACGCATATTCCCAATCAAGTACTACACCATCACAATCAATGAGAATCAATTTATCACTTATATTCATTTTATTTCCTTTATCATAATCATAGTATTAATATAACACCTTTCTAGGAAATGTCAACCCCTCTAACGAAAATAATTTAAAATAATTTAAAATATTTTTACGTCTCGTTGAAGTCCTTAAAGTTCTGAAACTTCTCACGGTGCTTATGCTTCCGTTTTTGAGTACGTTTCTTACCACGTTGCTTTTCTTTCCAACGATCTTCATTTTTGGGGCCCCAGTCATCATCATACTGTGGAGTACCATTACGCAGATTTTTGAATCGCTTTGCCATTTTTCTTCCTATTGGTCCTTATATTTTTAATGGAGAAGTAAATAGATTAGGATATGACTCTTCAACAGTTTTTCGAGTCAATCCTTTAATTGGTTTGTGAGCTATCATATTGTATGCTAACAATTCAGCATCATTGTTATCAATGTCCTGAAGTAGTTGAATGAATAGTGTCTCACGTTTGATTGGATGGATCTTATCATAGCCACCACCCTCTACAAAAATCTTAAGCCTACGAGCCTCTCTGAAGAGCAATGGCTTTGCTTCATCTTCGAACTCATTTCTTGTCCATGGCGGCGCAGTGTCTGGTACAAGAAATTTTATATTCTCATCATATGTGAGTCGTAAAATCATCCGGATCTGGGGCGAATCATTTTTACGTAACCAATCAACCTTATCTGCTTTTTTCTTTTCGGTTGCTGCTTTGGTTAAAATTTCAGAAATAGAAAGTTTCATGTTTTAAAAATCCTGTATGTCGGTCATAAGATTCTTTAATTTGTTCTGAACGAAGTAATTAAATAAACCTTCTCTGCCGATAGCTTTTTCCTTGTTAAACTGTTCACGGATGATAGTCTTGTAATTATCAGGAATATCATTAAGGTCGATCATCATCTTGTTACGGTGATACCGACGAAGAGTTTCCTCATCCATATTGTCAGTACCTTCCAACAAAACATTTAATCGTTTTGATGTCATAGGGCGCTGACGCTCACCTATAGCAAGACAATTATCCGGAGACAGTACATTAGGTACCCCATCACCAGAATCGCCCTTTAGGATATGTTCCTGAAGGTATTTATTTGGATCATTATTTTTGATCCAACGCTTACGAATAGGATCGTACTGATCAATATTTGCATAAACATGTAACTGGATGTAATCCTTGTCACCAGAAACAATAAGATACTTTTCAGAACCAGTATTGAGTTCGGTGCCATTGTCGTGACAAATTGTGGCGATAATATCGTCCGCCTCACATTTCTCAATCCAGAGGACCTTGTAAGGAAAGTTATCAGCAACTTCCTCACGAATTTTGTGCATCACATTAAAGAGTTGGTTCCAATCAAGATCCGATTCATCTCGTGATTTGCGACGATTTGCCTTATAATAAGGATACACGTCTTTGCGCCAGACATTTTTTGCGTCAGCACATAAAACAATCTCGCCGTACTCATCATTAAACTTTTTACGAATTCGTAGGAGAGAACTTAAGAACATGTGGCGGATCAGACTCTCGTCAACCTCCACATTGGTGTGATTACCGATACTAGCAAATAGGTTTGCCAGCATTACTTGGTTATAATCAATTAGTATTGCCATAATATTTTCCGTTTTATTTCATATAATACTATATTAATCCAAATCCTCGCTAATGTCAACCATTTTTTTTAAATCATCTGGATGGACTGACTCTCTAGCAACTTCTTGGAGTGGGTGAGACACACCCTGTGACTGTAAATGTAAGGACCGAATGGATTCCAATACCAACATCATTGAAGGAAAGTACTTTTCGATGTCAGTATGGAAATCACACCCGGCTCTGTGTAGTTCACCGAGTACGTGATTCCATAGCATTTCAGATATTTCATTTGCAAAGTCCTCTTTATAATCCTGTAGCATCTCTGCGACTTCCTCAGGAGAGGAGGGCCCAGGCCCCAATTTTGGGAACTGGATGATGTTACTAGACATCTGTGATATTCCTAAGTGTTTGATTCCACACGGTTGCAAACGACTCCATGCTGTTTCTTGCCAAAGCAAAGCGATCAGAATATGTCCACTTATTAAAGTAGTTTTCATCATTCTGCATTGCTACAAGAAGTTGAGCAGTAATTGCATATGCATAATTTGCATGGATCTTTGGATCCTCATTGAAATCATACATAATAGTTGCGTTTGTCGCCGTCTCTGGTAAGGCACCAAGATTTGGATGGATACAAATCACCTGGCTTTTAATTGCCTCGATGAGTGCGATGCAGGATGTCTCACGCCAGATGTTTGGATATAGGAATACGTGGGCACTTTCAAGTGCTTTTAGTACAGTCTCATTATCCTGGACACCATGATATGTCATATTAGGATGAGAATCAATCCTGGTGTAAAGACCTTTGTAAGGTTCATCACGGTCTTGCCATCCATAGATATCAAACCCTGAATACACATCAAGGTGAATATTAGGAAATTTTTGAGCAAGAGCCTCGAAGATAGGCACCAACAATTCCAAACCACGATGTGGTGTAGTATGATACACAAACTTTATGGTTTCCGTATTCTTTTCCTTGGGATCATATGTCTTCTCAATGGCATTATAAATCACAGTACATTCTGAATATGGAATCCCATATCGTACTACATACTGATCACGTTGCCAAGCAGTGACAAATATAAAGTGGTCGAATTTTTTCCAACCACCATCCTTAAGAATTTCGTTTTCAGGATCCTCAGCCAGATCATGGCACCATAGAATATTAGGGACATCCTCGTACAGTTCCCGTGGCCTGGAAAGATGAATTGCTACCTTATCTAAAAGGATGGGATCCGCGCTATTAAGCAGACGGTCTCTCATCATTTCACTTCCACCACGAGCATTCTTGGATAGTTCAGATTCTACAACTTTCCCTTTGTACAAACAACTCATATTTTTATTACCTTTTTATGTTTAGATTGCTACTGAATCAAAAGCATTCACACTATCCATCCGGAAAGACCTCCAGCCTTCCTTTTCGATGTCCCAACAGACAACGACTTCCTCAGAAACAGAACGAACTTTTTTCTGTGTCAAAGGATCTGCTTTTTCGGCTGGGGGAACAATGGCCTCATTAAGGGTACATTGCATTACGCGTGACTCACCATTTTGCTTGGTAAAGTTTACGATACACACGCCTTCGTTTAGTGCTGTTACAATTTCGCTTCTAGTTTTCATAATATATTCCTCAGTTTAGTTTATTATGTATTTCAGTTAATGTTGAATTAAAGTCTGGTAGAGTTCCATTATTGTAAATCCTATATGTCAGAATAGGAATTTCCTCGGGAAGGATATCCTCTTGAACAATAGGACTTTCGTGAGAGATTACAAATTTCTCAAGTGGCTTACCGTTAAAGTAACGCCGAGAATCTGAACTGTATGAACAATCATCACGAACCAATTGAACCAATACCATATTATCGTATCCAACTTTATTTATAATCGGATACAGTTCTTCCATGAAGCCGCCATCAGAGACTGCATAATCCTTGGTAAGATCAATCTCTTCGGCAACCTTGTCACCAAAAAACGACTTACCATATTTGGGTTTGATATGGTTTTCGGAGGTATAAATCATCGCCTCTCTTCGTGAAAGACCACCTAGATGTATACTAGGTGCTTCCTTGATTTGGCGATTATCATAGCCTTCCATGAACCATTCTTTTGTTACATCAAATAGTTTAAAGCATTCCTTAAACAATTGATACTTAAAGCTGAGATGTTCATAACCAAAATTATTTTTAAAGTAAGCGGTTCCTGCATCCTTACCAGAGGCAGGAGGACCGTTAAAGATCACTATCATTATTTTCCCAGTGCTTTAGAAGTTGAATTTCGTTGTCGTCCTTCCGACGAATTTTAATATATTCCTGTTCAATGAGGTCGTCGATTACATGCTCGACTATATCCTCAACTCGTTTTTTGTTTCCTATGTACCAACCGATTCCAGACCCTGCCACATAGGCAAGAGCCAACCATAGGTAATTTGCGCTAAATTCTATCATTTGCTTCCTTTAAAAGCGATCGTTAATAATTGAACGAATCTGTTCGGAAAAAGCTTCCTTCCACTCATTATTTGTAATGCCGGCTAAGATAAATGTACGATCATCCTCATTTAGGTAAGGCATTGCATCCATCACGGACACGAATCCTTTTTCCCAAGAAGCATAGTCCTCAGGTTTAACTCTAATCTCACGAGTTCTCCAAACACCGGAAATTACACTTTTACGTTTAATCTGCATTTTCATTCTCCTGGTCTAAACCAAATTTAGCAATATAATATGAGTCGACAATGTCACTCACAGGATTCCATCCATTATTCATAATACCACACTTATCTCGAATGTCAACCATATTTTCAGAAAAAAATGAATCATACATCTTTTCCTTGTTAGCGTTTCCTTTACCAGTTGCAAATTTTTTAATTACGGTGGGAGGGATAGTGCCGATACTCATACCAGCCTTCCATATCATATATTTTAGCAGGCCTGCATTTTCTGCAATCTGAAAGACTCGACCGACAGCACCGAAAGCATAGCCTTCGATGAATACTTTTTCCACGTTGTGTTTTTTGAGAATATTAAGGGACCAATTTGAAAGACTTTCATATCTTTCGAGATCATTAGCATATCCATCCGGATACATATTAGGTAAAAATGGCATTTCTGCCTCCAATAATTTTTCACGTTTAACCAAATAGTAAAAGTGGCAATTCTTATAGTCCCAAGTGTCACCTTCGTGTACACAAATTGCCGGGCTACTTAAACTATAATCAATTCCTGCAACAATCATAAAAACATCTCCATTCATTCATGGAGATATTTATATTAGTCCCAGCGATAAAAGATATGGTCTCCTATACGGCCAATGTGAGTAATCTTTTTGGCCCATCCAGGGTTTACATAATTAGCATGGTAATGTGTGGAACCTTCTGATATGCCACGGTAGCGACCCTGGAATAACATTTGACCAGCAATCAATAGAGACTTTTCATACGAATCTCTATCTGTAGGGTTATCGCTCTTGCCGTCACAATACCAAGAGAATTGACATTTGTTTCGGATAGGGTTTCCATTGCTATCAAGTTTGGCATCCTTTACCACACCACAAATTGTTCCAGGGTATCGCATATCAAGGACTCGGTTCAGAACAACATCTGCAACACCAGCCATATCCGCTAGACTTGATCCACGTGCTTCATAGTAAATATTAAGAGCAAGACATTGATAGTCTTCTCGTGTTTCGGCATCCATTCCTGTGTTTTCTGCCTGTGCAGGGAACGAAAATGCTACAGCCATAGCTGCCATCATAGTAATAAATTTATTCATTTTAGCCTCGGCGCATGTTTGCTATGTCTTTTGCTTCGTTTGTTCCTCGCATGATCGGAACGAGATTGGACTTGTGCATGGTTCCGATTCCGACGATGAGGTCACCTGTGTATTGGTTTCGCTCTTTTCTTGGTGCATATCCAGGTATTGCATTCGACGTCTTGAGACTTGGATAGTTTTCTGTCGAGCGGCGTGGCGCATCCGATTGTTTCGGCTCATAAGTTTTAAACTCTTTTTTAGGTTTGTATTCGCCGCGGATGTACGAAAGGTAATCCTCGAACTCTTGGAACTGAGCACTGTGCATATTTTTCTTGCGACAGCTCTTGTTATATTGACGCCATTCAACTCTTTTTGCCTGAAGTTGATTTTCAGTGAGCTTTTTGCTCTTTCGCTTTTTATGATTAGTAGTGGTCATATATGGACCTACTAGATGCATAGTCATAATGTAAACCTCAATGTATAGTTATAGATTCAGTACTTATTTTAGATTGTGCGTTCTCATCGTGATCGCAGAGTTGGTCACATAGCTCTAATATGTGATCGTAGTTTCTGCTCATAAACCCATACTCATTGCTTTTTTCGTTTTCAGATAACAGATATGATACACACCCATGTTCTAGGGCGAATACAAAGATCTGATTATCTGTTGTATTTTTCGGTAAGTTAAAAGTAGCTGAGTAATACAATCGTTTTTCCTTCATTTGATATATACCATATTACCACACTCCTAAGGGAATGTCAACCATTTTTTTCAAATAATTATATGTTTCTTGCCAATCTTTTATATGATAACATCTAGTCCTATGATGACTGTTATG